AGCGGCTTGATTTTGTGTTGCCTTTTTCGCTGCTCCCAAAACCTGAAATTTCTACTTGACTTTTGTTAGCAGGTCTTCCCAGAGACCACGGACGGCGGCATCAACACCTCTACGTCTCAGCGGACGACTGGTACAGCAAACCGTATTACGATTGCGAACGTACCCGCCCAGAGCGGTACGCTGACCTACAATAAGTCTTCTCAGTCTCCGAGCTGGAGCAATTATAACACGACTTATATGACGATTGGCGGTACGACATCCGGCACGAACGCAGGCAATTACACGGCTTCTTTTACGCCGAAAACCGACTATCGCTGGTCTGATGGGGCGACTACCGCCAAGAGCGTTGTTTGGTCTATTGGCAAAGCGACTGGTACGTTGACTGTGAGTAAGACAACAATCAAGCTTAGCTTGAGTAAGCTTACTGATACGTTCACGATTGGTGGCAACTACGATGGCACGCTGAGCGTGACCTCCAGCGCAACTGGCGTTGCCACTGTTTCCCGTAGCGGGAATACAGTTACCGTTTCTCACGTCCACCAAACAAATGGCGAAGCTACTATCACCGTGAGCTGCACTGCTGGTACGAACTATTCTGCACCGGCAAGTAAGACTGTCAAAGTTACAGCAGAGTTTATTCTTGCTACGCTGAATGACAACTCTTGGGCGGCTATCCACAGTGTTTCTGGAACTGGCGCAAGCTACTGGGCAGTCGGCGACCGTAAGGCTGTGACTGTAAATGGCACTGTCGGCACACAGGCTGTGAACGGTACTTACTACGCTTATATTATTGGCTTTAACCACAATAGTAGCAAGGAAGGCAATGGTATCACATTTGGCACATTCAAAACTGCTTTGTCTGGCGGCACGGATATTTGTTTAGTTGATGGTAATTACAACAGTTACTCAACAAACGGTACCAAGTATTTCAACATGAACCACAGCTCAAACACCAACGCTGGTGGCTGGAAGGGTTGTGACCTTCGCTATGATGTGCTTGGCTCAACGAACACGAATGATGGCGATGCCACAGCAACAACTGCGACAAACCCTGTCGCAAATACGCTAATGGCTGCACTTCCGTCAGACCTCCGCGCTGTGATGCAGCCAATGACTATCTACACAGACAATACGGGCGGTGGTAGTGACAATGCGTCTTATGTTACTAAGACCACAGACTACCTTCCGTTGTTGGCTGAGTATGAGATTTTCGGCACACGCACCTATGCGAACTCTGCCGAAAAGAACTATCAGGCGCAGTATGCTTATTACTCTGTTGGAAATTCGAAGGTGAAATACCGTCACAGCGCAACAGGTTCCACTGCTTGGTGGTGGGAGCGTTCTCCTGATTACGACTACAGCAACTCCTTCTGCCTTGTGTCCACGAACGGCGGCGCGGCCAATGGCATCGCAAGGAGTTCCTATGGCGTCGCCCCGGCTTTCCGCGTCTAATCCTGCATCAACAGTATCAAGCCCACGGAAGTGGGCGTGCTCAAATCATTAAGGGAGAGGGACGGTACACCCTCTGCGGTAAATGCAAGGGAACCTCGTCCCCCTCCCCATCCTATAATTAGCAAGGGTACACCCTTTGCGATTAGTGGTGAACGGCTCCAGAATAGTGCATTCGGAGCTAATAAATCCAAGAACGAAAGGAGATTCTTATGTCAGTCCTAAAAGCACACAGGTCTGAAAGTAAGGCTGAGTTCGTCAATGTGGCGAACAAAATCTACATCCAAACCATCGCTTTCCTGTCGAGGTTGTCATCTCGGTACTCCCGGCTCGTATCTAAGTCCGTGTCGGAGCTTGCCTCAGAAGTTGTAGACCACGCAGAAAAAGCAAACAGCATCTATCCATCTGATGCGGCACGAAAAGAACTTCGTAAGCAACATCTGCTCGAAGCGAGAGCCTCCCTGATGGCTCTTGATGTCCACCTTGCTCATTGTTACGACTTGATGATGACGAACCCGTCCGGTTGTTTTACGACCGGTAGCGGAAACTCTGTCGGTGCGTCAGACGCGAAGAAAAAGCTGGAGCACATGGCGCAGGAACTTGGTGATTTAATCGATGCAGAAAATGGTCTTTTGACCAATGTGTTGAAAAGCGATAAGAGCCGGTAAACGTCTATGAAAATTTATGGGTGTATTTCTGTAAAACCTGTCGGTTGGGAGTCTTTTGCCTCTCTCTGTTCCACTGCTTGGTGGTGGGAGCGTTCTCCTAATTACAACAACAGCAACAACTTCTGCAATGTGAACACGAACGGCAACGCGAACAATAACAACGCAAGGAATTCCAATGGCGTCGCCCCGGATTTCGTAAACCAGAAATGGTCTGGGTCAATCGTAGTAGCCCAAAGGGTGAACTATGACCCTTACGAAAGGAGAAATACTTCCCGTGATGAAAGTCCGAAACTACCCTTTGATATTTTGACACGAACGCCGCCGGAGTACCCGTGCGTGCATGGCGAGAGATGCATCTTACCTCGTTTCATGTGTCACGAATTAAGCAGATTAGACGATGCCCTACAAGACATCTGTACGGAGGGTGAATATTTTTTATGAGTAGACGTAAAGGACGTTACGAAAGGCGCAAGACAAGGCGCGAAGAGAATAGGTTAAGGCGTGCCGCCACAGTTGGCGGTCTGCATGATGTCTTTGGATACGATGATATGTACAAAGCCGGAAAGAAATGCTGTAACGGTGTTCGTTGGAAGAATAGCACTCAACGTTTTGAGATGCACCTGTTCTCTGGAACAGCACGCAGACGGCGTTTATTGCTTGAGCGAAAATGGATTCCGGGTGCATATGTACATTTCACGATTTCAGAGCGCGGCAAGACCCGCCCTATTGATGCACCGAGAATCCAAGACCGTCAAGTCCACAAGGTTTATACCAAGAAGGTACTTCTACCGTTGTATCGTCCTGAGATGATTTACAACAACGGCGCCAGTCTTGAAGGCAAGGGCTTTGAGTTCTCAAAGAGAATGTTAAAAGAGGACTTGCGTTGGCACTTCCGTCGTTATGGACGAGATGGGAATGTGATTCTGATTGACTTCAAACAGTTCTTCCCATCTGTGTCCCATGAAGAAATCTTCAAGCGGCATGAGAAGCTATTGCTGAACCCAGATATCAGAAAAATCGGAGACGATGTTGTCAACACTGTTTCGGGCGGAGTTGGTCTACCGCTTGGTGTCGAGCCAAGTCAGGCAGAAATGATTGCGTTTCCGTCTGCACTGGACAACTTTATCAAATGCCAGCTCTCTATCAAGTGCGCCGGTCATTACATGGACGATTATTACGTCATTGTTCCGCCTGACCGAGACGCCAAAGAAATCATGGCTCTGATTGTGGCAAAGGCAGAGAGTCTCAAGCTAACTGTTAGCAAATCAAAGTCAAGAATTGTCCCGCTCACAAAGCCGTTCCGTTATTGCAAAGCAAAATTTATTTTGACCGAAACTGGTCGTGTTGTGATGAACGGAAATCGTGATGGAGTAAAGCGGGCACGAAGAAAAATAAAAGCATTCCGTACAAAAATCCAGAATGGAGAAATGTCATACGACGACCTCTGGACTTCCGTAAACGGAATGCTCGCATACTTTGAGTCCTACGACGACCACAATCGTGTGCTTCGGTTGCGTAGGCTTTTTTATTCGGTTTTCGGTTTTTCGCCGGAACGAATTGAAAACTTTAGAGAAAGAGGAAAAAAGGATGAAATATGTTGTGCATAGACGCTTCAAGGACAAAGCAATTTGCGGCGAAGTAAATCTCCCCGCTATGACCATGTGTGAAGAAGCCAATGGATATATCTTCCACGGTGACAAGCTCCTCTGCGTTGTAACAAGCGAGAACGCGCATCAGTTCTTTGCCCGTGACGACGATGGCGCAGGAATGCTCCGTGGAAAATTAACACAAGCCATTCAAAAGACGCTCGCAAAGCGCGATGCGAATTATCAAAATCGATGGGACAAGGTCTGGGAAGACCCAACCTGCCAGCCGTATAAGCGCATTGAGTACGCAGACTTCTGGCTGTGGAACCATGATTTCTTCAACGCCGATATTGACACGCTCCGACACATCGCAAAGTTGGTAGGGGCAAAGGAGGTTGCTTAAATGTATCGAATTATCACACTGGACGGAACCGAGCTTGGTATGACCGACTCCGTTCTGTATATCAAAATTGGCAACAGCGGCAGTTTTACGCCATGCTCTGTTGACGAAGCGATTGGCGTAGCATTCAACAGCGAACCGTATAATCTGGTTGGTCACGACGAAATTGAGGGTGCTGGCACTGTAGTCGTTGCCAAATGTGACGGCGGCTCTTTGGTTGCCCATCAGCGTGACCTCGTTGACGAATTGATTCTTTCCGCGCTGGAGGTGTAATCGATGAAAGAAAAACTGAAAGCCATGTACCAGTCCGGTGCTATCGACATGAATGGTCTTTTGAAGGCTGTCGAACGCGGCTGGGTCACGATGGAAGACGTAATCGAAATTGTCGGAGAGGACAACTCTCTTGCTATTATCAAAGCTGCAAAGATTGCAGAAATTTCTAAGAGCTGTAACGCCATCATCGTTGCGGGTATTGATTTGGAGCTGACACAGGGTGCCGTTCATTTTAATCTCAGCATCGAAGACCAAGCAAATATTGCGAACCTGTTCCGCGTTGTTGAGCTTGGCGGCACAGAGTTCCCATATCAATCAGACGGTGGTGTCTGCCGTATCTACACAGCCGCTGAGATTGCCCAAATCTATATTGCGGCGCAAACTCTTATTACCACTCAGACAACTTATCACAATGCTTTGAAAGCGTATGTACAGTCACTGGAAGGTGCTGAAGAAATCTCTGCTGTTACATACGGCATGACGCTGCCAGAACCGTACCTGTCTGAGATGAACGCAAAGCTTGCTGTTGCACAGGCTCAGATGAACGCTATCACAGAAAAGCTGGGCAACTAATATGAAGCGGCTGAAGGTATGTCTCAAACTGCTTGTGCTTGCCGTTATCGGCGGCGCAATCTATGTCGGCATTGAGATGCTTTGGCGTGGGCACAGTCATCCATCCATGTTTATTCTCGGTGGACTGTGCTTTGTTTCTATTGGTTTAATCAACGAGCTCTTCCCGTGGGAATTAGGAATCGTGTGGCAAGCCTTAATCGGCGGAACAATGGTGACCTGCCTTGAGTTTATCACCGGCGTTATCGTGAATATATGGTTGAAGCTGGGTGTCTGGGATTATTCTGGACTCCCTCTTAACATTTTGGGGCAAGTCTGTCTACCGTTCTATTTTGCGTGGGTTGGCTTATCTGTCGTGGCAATCGTGTTTGACGATTATCTTCGTTATTGGTTTTTCGGCGAAGAGAAGCCGCATTACAAGATTGTCTGATTATAAAACAATGCTTTTATCAAGGAGGTGGTTCGCATGAACGCCGACGAAAAAATCTGGCGCTATTTGAAATCTGCTGGTCTGAATGATTTCGGCGTCGCGGGTTTGATGGGGAATCTTTTTGCAGAGAGCGGACTGAATCCCAAGAACCTCCAAAATACATACGAGAAGAAACTTGGCATGACTGATGAAGAATATACTGCCGCCGTCGATAGCGGCAGTTATTCCAACTTTGTGAAAGACAGTGCCGGTTACGGATTAGCTCAGTGGACGTACTGGTCACGCAAGGACGCTCTCCTTGCCTCCTGTAAAGCCACAGGAGCGTCCGTAGGGGACATGGATGCCCAGCTCAACTTCCTGCTTAAAGAGCTGTCTGTGGGCTATTCTGGGCTGCTGAGCACCCTCAAGAGCGCATCGTCTGTCCGTGAGGCATCCAATGCTGTTCTTCTCCAATTTGAACGTCCTGCCAATCAGGGACAGAGCGTCCAAGAAAAACGAGCCAGCTACGGACAAGCTTATTATGACAAGTTCGCTGGCAAAATCCAAATCAATACACCAGAACAGGAAGGAGGATGCAAGTTGAAAATTGTAGACAACCTGACAACGGTTAACTTCCGTTCAGGCAACATGACTCCGAAGTACATCGTCATTCATTATTTCGGTGCGCTCGGAACTGCAAAGAGTGTCTCTGAATATTTCAAGACACCGGGTATTCAAGCGTCTGCCCATTATGCGCTTGACGAGGGCGATACCATCTATCGCTGTGTCCGCGATAAGGACATCGCATGGCACTGTGGTGCGAACAAGTACAAGCACCCTGAGTGCCGCAACTCTAACTCCATCGGGATTGAAGCACGCCCTTCCAAAATCAATCGCAAGAGGGTTATGGCTTCTGATACTGATTGGTATTTCGAACCAAAAGTTGTGGACAACCTCGTATGGTTGACAAAGAAGCTGATGGCTCAGTACAACATTCCTGCAGACCACGTTATCCGTCATTATGATGTGACCGGAAAACTCTGTCCGAGACCGTGGTGTTGCGCCGACATGAATGTCTATTACAAGACGAGTGGCGACGCACAGTGGGAAGAGTTCAAAAAGAGAATCAGCGACGGCAAAGAGGAGGATGAAGACATGACTCTGGACACATTCAAGGAACTGATGAAGGAGTACCGTGCAGAGCTGCAGGACAATGACTGCGGCACTTGGAGTAAGGAAGCTCGTGAGTGGGCTATCTCCAACGGTCTCATCAATGGCACTGGCACTGAGGTGAATGGTGAACCCAACTATGCTTGGGCTGACCAGCTTACCCGTGAACAGGCTGCTGCTTTGTTCTATCGTTTTGCAAAACTGATGGGTAAAGCGTGATGGCTACATATAGCGGCAGCAGACAGCAAGCAAGGCGAAGGAGAAAACGCACAAGCAAACAGGACGCTTTTTCAAAAAAGCTGATTGACGATATCCGCTCCCTTCTGTGGATTGTTACAGTCGGCGGGTTGCTATTAGCGTTCTATTGTGTAAAGCGGAACTATACCGGAGCGCTGCCGTGGATTGGGGCAATGGTTGGATTGCCGTGGTCGGCACATGGCGTGGTATGCGCATTTTATTTGAACCTGTGTAAATCTGACCATTCTGCTGGTGGTATCACATTCGAAAGCGCAAAGGCAAAAGGCTTCGTCGAAGACCCAAGCTGGGAGAGTCCAGCAATCTAAGGTGAAGGGCGGCACCTGAAATCCGCCCCACTATCTTTTAGAGAGGAGTTTGCATATGGAATTTATTGTGGAGAATTGGTATGTAATTGTTACTGGCATTGTGTTTATCGTTGGCGGCGTTATGGCTGTCCTGCGTTGGCGCAACCTGTCCACCGACAAGAAGTACGAGCAGATTCGTGGATGGCTTCTGCAGGCTGTTCTTGGCGCTGAGCGCGAGTTCGGTTCCGGTACGGGCAAACTGAAGCTGTCATCCGTTTACGACAAGTTCTGCGAGCGTTTCCCTTGGTTGGCAAAGGTCTTGCCATTTGAAACCTTTAGCAAATACGTTGATGACGCCCTCAGCGAAATGAAAGACGTGTTGAAACAGAACTCTGCTATTGCCTCCATAGTGGAGCCGAAGGAAGGGGAATAATAATCATCCGAGGAGGTTTCTCTTATGACCGAGCAAGAGACCGTACTGTTAATTGAGACTGAGCAGCGATGCAAGTCCAATACACACAGAATTGACAACTTAGAAGGTGAGCTGAAGGAAATCCAGAGTGAGCAGAAGGCTATCTATAAAATCGCTACTTCCGTTGAGCTCATTGCACAGCGTGTCAGTAATATCGAGGGCAAGGTGGATGACACCAATCGTAAGGTAGATGCGCAAGCAAAAGCGTGGCAGGAGACCGAACGTAAATTGTCTGAGAAGGTTAATGAAACCGAGAACAAACCGTATAAGCAAATCGCCAACAATGTCAACACTGTCAAGGTTGCAATCATTACTTGCATCTCTACCTTGCTTGTATCTGGCATCATTGGCGCAATCATCGCATTTGGAAAATAATATCTAAGAATATTTTGTGGGTGTAAATATTCTATGAGCAGGCTGCAGCAGGACTGTCAGCCGTAGCGTTGAAGCAAGTGATGGGGTCAGCATCCGTACACTTGCGGAGCTTGACTAAGGGTTATGCGGTTCCCACAGGCTGACGTAGGAGAAATCCGAAAGAAAACGCTAACAGAAAATTCATTTGACAAATACCGTTGAAGTAGTCTATAATAATAACACAGAGAGCGCCTGCTGCTAACAAGCGCCCCCTGCGGTGGAAACCCAGACGGTTGCCACAAACATACATTCTTACTGGGAAGAGGGTTTAACCCTCAAACGACAGTGAGCCGCTCTGCTTGCGACAGACGGCTCACTTCTTTCTGTTACGGAACTTGTCCCATGCTTGGATAAGAATCCAGCAGATAGACGCAATCCAAAAAACTTCTTGAAGAGTTATGTATGGTCACCTCCCTGAGAAAAATTTCCCGCGAGGGCTACATACACGCCTCCATTCCGCACTCGCGGGATGACAGGCAACCGTCTTTTTAACCGTACACCGTCTACAAAGGAGATGGGCTATGACTGAACCCGGAAACTCGACGCGGACGGTGGATTCCACAAAAGCCATTATAAAGGACTTCGGTGTAAATGTCAAATAGACAAGATATATGAGAGCTGCTGTTGAAGCACGCTCTCATTTTTTGTGCGTTGTCACGAATACTATATATTTTTCGGTACAGATTTTGCTAAAAAGAAAAGGGCAGGAATGGGATTTTGATTTCCTAAACCTGCCCTTATTTTTTACGCTGATATATGTATGATGGCTAAAGAAAGCACCCCGTCAAAGACGGGGCACTCCTTAGTAGCCATGTTGAATTCAAAGTGAATTGGTGTAAAAGTGGTGTCAAACCAGAGGTTGTATCACCTGTAACCGTTGTGCCACAATGCTTTCTTAGCTCTGGGGCTTCATTGTCGGGAAGAGGATGACGTCGCGGATGGAGTCGGTACCGCAGAGCATCATCGCGCAGCGGTCGATGCCGAAGCCCAGGCCGCCCGTCGGGGGCAGACCGTATTCGAGGGCCATGACGTAATCCTCGTCCATCATCTCGGCCTCGTCGTCGCCGTTGGCGCGCTTTTCGACCTGCGCCTTGAAGCGCTCGTACTGATCCATCGGGTCGTTGAGCTCAGTGAAAGCGTTGCCCATCTCGCAGCCGCAGACGAACATCTCGTAGCGCTCGGTGAGGTACGGGTCAGACGGGCTGCGCTTGGCAAGCGGGCTCACTTCGACGGGGTACATGGTGATGAACGTCGGCTGGACGAGGGTCTCCTCGACCTTCTGGTCGAAGGTCTCGTACAGGGCGTTGCCCCAGGTCTTGTCCACGCCGTCCATGTCGACGCCGACGCTCTTGGCGAGCGCGACGGCGGCCTCGGCGTCGCCCTCGATCGCCATAAAGTCCGCGCCGGTCACTTCCTTGACGGCGTCAGCCATCGTGACGCGCTTCCACGACGGGGTCAGGTCAATGTCCTTGCCGAGCCACTGGATCTGATAGGTGCCGAGGATCTCCTTCGCGGCGCCGGAGAGGATGGCCTCGAGGATGTCCATCATGCCGTCAAGGTTTGTGTAGGCCCGATAGAGCTCGCAGGTGGTGAACTCGGGGTTATGCTTGGTGTCCATACCCTCGTTGCGGAAGATGCGGCCGACCTCGTACACGCGCTCCATGCCGCCGACGATCAGGCGCTTTAAGTGCAGCTCGGTCGCGATGCGCATGTACATGTCGATATCGAGGGTATTGTGGTGCGTGATGAAGGGGCGCGCGTTCGCGCCGCCCGCGATGGGACTCAAAACCGGCGTCTCGACCTCCATAAAGCCGATGGAGTCGAGGTAGCGGCGCAGATACGCGACAAACTTCGAACGAATTTCGAAGTTGCGCTTGGACTCGGGGTTGATGATCAGGTCCACATAGCGCTGACGGTAGCGCGCTTCCTTATCGGTCAGGCCGTGGTACTTCTCCGGCAGGGGACGCAGAGACTTACTGAGCAGCGTGATCTTCTTGGCGCGCACGCTCATCTCGCCGCGCTGGGTGCGGAACACCTCGCCCTCGACGCCGACGATATCGCCGATGTCGTACTTCTTGAAGCGGTTGTACTCCTCCTCATCCATCTCGTCCTTGCGGGCGTAGAGCTGGATGCGGCCGGACTTGTCCTGCAGATCGCAAAAGCTGACCTTGCCCATGCCGCGTTTGCTCATCAGGCGGCCCGCGACGCGGACCTCGCTGCCCTCAAGCGCGTCAAAGTTGTCCTTGATGTCCTGAGCGTGGTGCGTCACGTCAAAGCGCGTCTCCTTGAAGGGATCGCGGCCCTCGGCGCGCAGCGCTGCGAGCTTTTCGCGGCGGACCTTCAGGATCTCGCTGAGGTCCTGCTCGGGAGCGTTGGTCTGGATATTTTCTTCAGCCATGATATTTCTTTACTCCTACTCTATATAATACAGCTTAACGTTCGATCTTGACGATGCGGTAGACGATGGTGCCGACAGGGGCCTCCACCATGACCTCGTCGCCCTCTTTTGCGCCCATGAGCGCCTTGCCGAAGGGGGAATCCTCGGAGATGGCGCGGTGCATGGGGTCGGCCTCCTGCGAGCCGACGACCTTATACTCGGGCAGCTCGCGGCCGGACTTCACATCCTGCACGGTCACACGGCAGCCGATGCTGATGCCGTTCGTGCCCGCGTCGTTTTCGTCGACGATGACGGTGTGCAGCAGGATCTCCTCGACCTCAGCGATACGGGAGTACAGCTTGCCCTGCTCGTTTTTCGCTTCATCATATTCGCTGTTTTCGCTCAGGTCGCCGAAGCCGCGCGCCTCTTTGATGAGGTCCGCCACTTCCTTTTCACGCACGGTCTTGAGGTAGGTGAGCTCCTTTTGCAGCTCTTCCTTGCGCTCCGCGCTCATCTTGTACTCTTTTTTCATGTTCGCCATATTGAGATCGTTCCTTTCTTTCGCGCCCGCAAAATTGCGCGGCGCGCACACGAATACCATTTTAGCGAAATAATTATAGTGATTTTGCCCCGTGTTGTCAAGGTAAGTTTGCGTTTTCTCCCCCATCGGGCGGCATTTTCACATCTTTTACCCAAATTTCGTCCGCGCGGCGCGCAAGCGAGGCGTAGAGTGCGCAGATGAGCTGATCTTCATTCCAGATCATCGCTGCATCGCCCAGGTTTTCCGTCCCATAGGCGACAGAAACCGCACCGCTCCCCAGCGGCAGCACAAGGCCGTCGGGCAGCGGGAAATCGTCGAAGCAGACGCTCAGGTCGGCGGCGATCCTCTCGTCCGTCTGCAATGTATGGACACTCGCGCCGCAGTCCCAGCGCAGCGTGCGCGCAAGGCGCTCGCCATTCGGCGCGCAAAGTGCAAGATAGCGCACATCTTTAGAGAGCTCGCGCGCCGCCGCTTCGAGCGCCGCACTCTGCGAGGGTGCGCACAGCGCGATACGTGCCCGCTCCGGCGCAAGGCCGAGCCGCGCCATCGCGCGGCGGATGATCTCCGCCGCCTTTGCCATGCGCAGCGGCTGCTCGGGCGGCGGCAGGACACCACAGCGCGCAAATACCTCCGCATATGGATAATCCTTGGGAAACACGGCATAACTCACACGACGCTTTTGCAGATATTTTGCTGCGCGCTTGGCCGAAAGTGCAGCAAGCATTCCCTCGCCGCGCGATGCGTAGGCCGCGTCAAAGCGCACGCCGCAGAGCGTGCGCGCGCCGTTTTTCTCCCCCGTGTCCCGATAGCAGACCAATCCCTGCAAAATGACCCCTCCCCGCAAAAAAGCTCCCCGCCAGTATATGGCGGGGAGCTTGTGCGTTATGCGGTTTACCAACCCTTGATATAGTCCGTGAGGTACTTGAGCGGGTTGATGATCTGTCCGTTCTCGGTGATCTCAAAGTGCAGGTGCGGGCCGCTGCTCACGCCGGTCGTGCCGGTGATGCCGACGACCTGCCCCTGCGCGACATACGTGCCCACGCTGACCGAACGGGATGACAAATGCTGATACGTCGTCGTGTTGCCGCTGCCGTG